GTGAAAAGAAAAGTCATCATTACCAAATAAATACAACACATTGTGAAGTTCTAATGCCAACTTATCCTATCAAAAATAAAGAAACAGGCGAGACTAAAGAGTTAGTCATGTCTATGAAGGAGTATGATCAATTCAGAAAAGATAATCCTGACTGGGATAAAGATTGGTCTAAAGGATCTGGTGGAGTAGTCAGTGCGACTGGGGATGTTTACAGTAGAACAGATGGAGGATGGAATGAAGTTCTATCTAAGGTAGGTCAAGTACCTGGTTCTAATGTAAAACCTCAGAACGGACGGTACATGTAATGCCAGCAAGAAAAAAAAGAACTTCACCTCAAGTCGGAACAGGTCTAACTGCGAAGCAAATGAGAAGGAAGAAACCTTTAGGACATGACATGATGATCAATGTCGATCCTATTACTAAGAATCAAGAGGTTGTCTTCAAAGAATATAATGAAGGCAAGAATTTATTCCTGTATGGTGCTGCTGGTACGGGTAAGACTTTTATTACTCTGTACTTGGCACTCAAGGAAGTACTTAATCCTATGACACCATACCATAAGGTTGTTATAGTAAGATCTCTTGTGTCTACAAGAGAGATAGGTTTCCTACCAGGTGATCACGAGGATAAGTCATTCTTATATCAGATACCATATAAAAATATGGTGAAGTATATGTTTGAGATGCCATCTGATTCTGACTTTGAGATGCTTTACGGTAACTTGAAGACACAGGAGTCTGTTACGTTCTGGTCAACAAGTTTCCTAAGAGGATGTACGTTAGATGATTCAATAGTTATAGTGGATGAGTCACAGAACTTGAACTTTCACGAGTTAGATAGTATAATAACGAGAGTTGGTGAAAATTGTAAGATAATGTTCTGCGGTGACGTAGCACAAACAGATCTTACAAAGACCAATGAAAAGAATGGTATCCTAGACTTCATGAAGATCCTTCAACTCATGCCTGAGTTCTCTCAAATAGAATTTGGTGTTGAAGATATCGTTAGGTCTGGACTCGTCAAGAGTTACCTAACAAGTAAAATTGAACTCGGTATGTAATGTTTAAACATGTAGAGTGTGATCTCCCTGCTCTGAGTAGGAGGAATATTGATGGAGTCCGATACTATACTGTAGAAGGTAGACCAATGGTGTCTATCACTTCAGTTACTTCTCATTTCAATAAAGAAATCTTTGTTGAATGGAGGAAGAGAGTAGGTGAGGACGAGGCAAATAGGATTACCAAACGTGCTACTTCACGAGGAACTGCTACTCATAGTCTTATAGAGAAGTATCTTTTCAATAAGGATGTTGAGTTTGATAAACCAGGTCCGAAGATGTTGTTCCAACAAGCTAAGAAAACGTTACAAAATATAAATAATATATACGCTCTTGAGAAGAGTTTATACAGTCTAGAGTTAGGTGTTGCAGGTACAGTAGACTGTATTGCAGAGTATAATGGTGAACTATCCATAATAGATTTCAAAACGGCAGAGAAACCTAAACCAAGAGACTGGATTGAGAACTATTTTGTACAGGCAGCAGCCTATGCTTGTATGTTCTATGAACGTACAGACATCCCCGTTAAAAAACTTGTCATAATTATGACGTGTGCTAACGGAGAGGTGCAAGTTTACGAAGAGTATGATAAGATGAAATATATGAAACTACTAATCACTTACATCAAGAAATTTGTCAAAGAAAAAACCAGTGAAAACCAAAACTGAAATGAGAGCTTTATTAAAAAAGAAGTTCCTATGTCAGGATAAATTCTCCAATGATATAGAGAATCTTGTGAGTTCTAATGCTTCTATGAATTACATTGAAGCAATTTGTCACTATTGTGATGAGAATAACATTGAGATTGAATCAGTATCCAAACTAATCTCTAAACCTTTGAAAGAAAAGCTTAGAGGAACTGCTAGTGAACTAAATTACTTAAAGAGAACGTCGAAGGCTAAGTTCTTTAGCATATGAAACTCAAGGAGTGGACTCTTGCTAAGATAAGTAATCAATTGCCAGAGGAAAAGCTCAAAGAGATTTCTAAAAGCGTTGATTATGTAAGGGAGCAAAGGGGATTTTGGATAAGCAACTTCAAACAATGCACTCCCGAAGAGATTGCATTGCTTGAGGCTGAACGTCCTACCACAAGATTATTAAGCATTCATGTTATCAATGGATGTAACTTAGCATGTAGAGCATGTAATCATAACAGTAGTCTACTAGGTGTTGATAGTAGAGTAGATATAGATGCACTCAAGAAGGACATAGAAAATATACTACCAAAGATATATGTGTGGAGTCACATTAGTATCATAGGTGGTGAACCTTTACTAGAACCAAGGACAAAGGAGATAGTAAAGGTAACAAGAGAAGTAGCAGAAGCAACAGGACAGACATGTAATATAAAACTATTCAGTAATGGATCTAGACTTCTACAAGAGAAGGAGTGGATTGCAGATGAGATGTTGAAGGGTATAGTGTTTAGACTTACCTTCCACAAACCATGGTACAAACCACAAGGATCTGTCAACTGGGAGAACGCAGCAAAGTTTGTGAGATATCTCAGATCTAGAGGTGTAGATACTGAAAATTTATTAGAGTTTAGTGAAGCATTTAGAGTACCAGATGGTAAACCTAGACAGTGGTTTGACATCGTAAAGTATGAGTTCAAGGATGATCAAATAAAATACTATCCATTTGAAGAGGGTAATCCTAAAGAAAGCTTTACACATTGCTCATGTCCTAACAGTCAGCTGTATAATGGTCATCTATGGAAGTGTCCTATGATTTCATATCTTAGGGAGTCTCTTCATGCTACTGATCAAATTAATGATCCAGAGTGGCAAAAGTATCTGGCATACAAACCAACAAGTATACATGGTTCAGAGTCAGATCTTAGGGCATCCTTTGATGAGGTATTGAAACCACATGACATCTGTACTATGTGTCCACGTAATCCTGTTTGGTTTACCGCAACTCAACAGTTGGATGCTAAAATGAAAAAAAATGTGCCAATGTATGATCAAGACACCTATGACTCCGTTTGATACTTACAAACAGTATCTTGCATTCAAGAACCACTTCACTAAGGAGAAGTATGACTACCATAAGTATGGTGGTTCATCAAGAGCTAAGATAGATTCTTTCTATAAGAGAAAGGATAGGTATTTCTTTGAGAAAACATCTCGTAAGTATAAAGATGCTGAGGTAAAAGATTTCTTCTTGTCTAACTTTGTAGCAACAGATAATCCTCAGGGTGTATGGATAGGAAATATTATTAGGACAGGTGAGGTAGTGTATAAAGATTGGATGAGAAGACAGCAGAGTTTGTTTTATAATTTCAAACAACAGTCGGAGAGTATGATGGATCAATATGATTATGAAGAGTTCTTTGATACATCTAAAGGTCATCCACCCATACTCAAAGAACATCTTTCTGGTAGCATTAGTGTAGAAGATATGGTAATATATGAAAGACTATTTTCTTACTGTAAAGATTACGATAAGAAACTAGATGATCCTGTATGGAAAACCGTAGGACTAAAGATAAGGAAGTACTTACCGTTTCTAAATATCGATAGAAATAAGTACAAAAATTATCTTTTAGAAAGAATCAAAGAGAGGTATCAATGAGTAAGTTTTTTGAATCAGAAACTGTTCGTCGAGAGATGGAAGATATAACTGATTTACAAAAAGAATTATACACAGTGATAATGAAGTTCCCTTACATGAGTGATGAAGCTAAGTGGGAACATATGCAATCAGTAAAGGAGTTATTAGATAAGCAACAGGTTATGTGGACAAGGTTATCATTGTCTGATGATCCAGAAGCAAAAGCAATGAAGAAAAAGATACAAGCTTCATCAAAAGACATTGGATTTGGTGATGCAGACATGCAAACTATCTTCAAAAATATGAAGTATACTATTGATCAAATGCAAAAGCATATGAGAAGATAACTATTTCTAAATACAGCTAGTTGCATATGTATCATGGGTGTAATGGTTCCACCAAGTCGTAAGAGTTGTTATAATTTTAGAGTGATCAAGGTGAATAGAGTGGTTGATGGTGACACGATTGATGTTACGATAGACTTAGGTTTTGATCTTACAAAAAAAGAAAGAGTTCGTATAGCTGGTGTTGATACTCCTGAGAAGAGGACACGAGATAAAGAAGAGAAAATACTTGGATTGGATGCTACTAATTGGATGAAGGAGAAACTTGATGGAGCAATCAAAGGAGATGATGAACTTGTTATCAGAACAGAACTTAAAGGTGGCATGGGTAAGTATGGTAGGCTTCTTGGTTGGTTATACGTTGGCGATGCTGAGACATCACTTAATGAACAGATGATTACTGAAGGGTATGCTTGGGAGTATGATGGTGGTACTAAGAAGAAAGACTTTGAAGAACTACGTGACATTCGTAGAAAGTTAGGTACGATATCAGAATTAGATGCTGGTACTTTTTAGGTATCTTTTTAAGTATTATGTGGACCAACTTGACAGAGTAATCAAGGGGTTTTATAATAGGTGCATTGAATTATTTTGGAGTACAATTTTTACTATGGCTAAAGGATTCAAAGAGTTATCTAACGTAAAGAAGGCACCCGTTAAAGATGATGAACCTTTATTGAATAATAAACATCTTGCTTATGATAGAAATGGTAACGTAATCAATCCTATAGTAAGAAAGGAAAGAAACAAGCAGAGAACACAGTATCTTGCACTTACTGTTGCAACACTGAGTATCCTTATAGGTCAGGTATATGTTGGTGCTAATATTCGTAAGTTAGCAGAGAGTATTGATGGTATGAATTCTACTCCAACACTACTTCAGGACTATAATACAGCAGGGTTGACACCACCTAAATAGTGATGTATACTATGTTTTGGTGAAATACATCTAATCCACCTAATCTAACTAATATGTCTTTTTCAGACCTAAAGAAACAGTCTCGTCTTGGCAACTTAACTTCTAAGTTGACTAAAGAGATTGAAAAAATGAATACTAACGGTTCTAATTCCGCAGATGAAAGACTCTGGAAACTAGAGGTAGACAAAGCAGGTAATGGCTATGCTGTTATCAGATTTCTACCTGCACCTAACGGTGAAGAACTACCATGGGCAAAGGTATGGTCACATGCTTTCCAAGGACCTGGTGGTTGGTACATTGAGAACAGTTTGACTACATTGGGTCAGAAAGATCCAGTCTCAGAACATAATCGCTTACTTTGGAATAGTGGTAACGATGCTGACAAAGATCTTGCTCGTAAGCAGAAGCGTAAGCTTACTTACATCAGCAACATCTATGTGGTAAAGGATCCAACTAACCCAGAGAATGAAGGTAAAGTTTTCTTATACAAATTTGGTAAGAAGATCTTCGATAAACTAACTGCAGCAATGCAACCTGAGTTCGAGGATGAAACTGCAATCGATCCATTCGATTTCTGGCAAGGAGCAAACTTCAAGTTGAAGGCGAAGAACGTGGCAGGTTATAGAAACTATGATAGTAGTGAGTTTGCTACACCTAGTGCATTACTAGATGATGACGATGCTCTTGAAGCATTGTGGAAGAAACAGTATTCTCTTGCAGAGTTTACTACTGCTGATCAATTCAAATCATATGCAGACCTTGAGACTCGTCTCAATCGAGTGTTGAATACATCACCATCTCGTGCGAAGATAGATGTTGAGGTTTCCAATGAGGAGGAAGAGATAGTTGTTGCTAAAGATGAACCTGTAAAGGTTGCTGCAGCAGCAGGTGCAGGTGTAGGTGACGAAGATGCACTAAGTTACTTTCAGAAACTAGCTGAAGAGTAAGTGGAAATAAAGTCCTTCAAGGAACTTATAGGAGTCTGGGATGGTAATCTTACCGTCCTAGACTCTTCTTATAGGGAGATATTAAAATTATATGAGGATGATCCTAAGACAGACGGATATTCTAATCTAAATGGGTGGCAAAAAACTGGGTTGCATAAGATGCCACAGTTTACACCACTAAAAGATTTGATTGTCAATAAATGCTTTGATTATTTGGCAGAACATCAGATAGATAGACCAAGAGGATTGGAATGTGTACATCTCTTTGCAAATATAAATCCGAAAGGTGCATCAAATATTATGCATCATCATACTTTTGGACAGATAAGTGGAGTTTATTGGTTGAAGGCACCACTTCATAGTGGGGATCTTATTGTTATGAGTCCATTTACTAATAGATATCTCAATACATCAACTGTTCCTAAGACAGACTATAATGCATTACAGTTGAAACCAAAATCAAATCAAGGTGTGTTTTTCAATAGTAATTTGACACACTACGTTGACATCAACAGGTCGAACAAGGACAGAGTGTCGGTGGCATTTCACATACTTATTCATGCCTGAGGCAAATTCGACTTTTCATTCCCATAATTCGGGAAAAAAAACTCCGACCATTTTTGACCCTTTAAGTTTTTATGAAAAATATTATTATCATAAAAGAGAATATTGACGTAAAACCATTTTTGGAAGAAATGGACTTATCTGATTGGGATTGGGTAGCTCGTCAAAGGGGTGTTGGTGGAGATAAGAACCCATATGGATTTTTACCATTAGTTTGGGCAAGTGTGAAAAGAGGAGAAGATCCACATGATGCTAATGGACAAAAAAGGACTCCATTATACGATAAGTATAAGAAAGTCCAAGAATTTTGGAAAGAGAATAATATCACCAGCACGGGACGAGCAGCATTTTTCAGACTAAGACCAGGAGGAAAGGTCAATAGTCATATAGATCGGGGTTTATATTACCAAGACAAGGATAGATACCACTTATCTTTACAAGGAGAGTACTTATATCGAGTTGGAGATGAGGAGATGCTGGTGAAACCAGGAACATTCTTCTGGTTTTACAATAAAATACCTCACTCAGCAGATAACGTGGGTGAGGTTGATAGGTATACTCTTGTTTGGGATGTTCCTCATAGTACAAACAATCCACATCATAAAGTAAATCAAAACTAAAGATATTATAAAAAAACACGTTTTTGTGTTCATTTCAATATAATATAGTATGAGGGATTCAACAAAAACACATGCAGGTATCAACAACTACCTTACACTCTTTAAAATGGACTGAAGATGGAGAATTATCTTCTATTGATATGAATAGGATTTTAGATGCCTTGGAAAATGTGGAAGAAGAGGAGAAAAAAGAATAATTACCGAGGAGATATTATTCTTAGATTATCTCCTTTTTTAGTTTTACTATTGATATATTGACTACTATCTTCATAAGTCAATAGATCTCTCATATCTCTTTGTATTTGTGAGAGGTATCTTGCTTTTACAACGTGGATGTTTCTTTTTTTATCGTTTTTAAGATCTTCATATTGATAGTTTGAAACAGAATCTACTTGAGAATGTGTTGTATAAAGACCATTTTCAGTAAACGTAAATGAATGATCTGCATCAACCCACAACCCTGCCTGTTGTAGTAGTCTACCTTTACTATCTCTTACTTCTCTTGTTTCATAGTGATGTACACCACTTAGACGTGCATTACCATATTTGTTTTCAAGATATCTTTGAAATTCATATTGACCCATTGGCCATTCATCACGCACATTTATAATATTGTTGGATATTAGAACTACCCAATCAAGATCAGGCGATCCATATAATTTTTGTGCTACATTATCTGGTCTATCATCGCCAACTATACTATATTTGTCGAAAGCAACAGAAGACTCAAATATATCATCACGAATTTTACCTCTTTTGAATATATTGGTATTTGCAACAAAATCTGTTGTTGATGTCCTATTATCAGAAAAGGATGGGAGTAAAACTTTAGGGAAGTTATCGAAATATGCCATTAGAATCCTACGTCTTGTTTATTCATAGCATTGACACCCTTGAGAGGTGCAAGTTCAGCCCCATCCATTACAAGATCATTCAAACTTGCATCAGATGCGTTTGAACTCTTAGATTGGGTATTATTTAAACTTTCATCTGTCATATTATAATCATCTCCGAAGATAGGAGTCAATTCAGTAAAGGAGAGTTGCATTTGTGCTCTTGGTGGCATTGATACTGCATTACTATCATAATATGATTGCCAAACTCCTTCAGGAGAATAATCTACATTGACTTGTGTCAAAGCACACATCTTATGTATAGGTAATGATCTAATTCTTCTTTGTCCATTATAATATCCAAGACGGAATATATTAGGTGAACCTAAGAAAAGTGCATTACTTCCTCTAAATGGTAACATACCCTGTTTGAAGAATCTTTGTATTCTTCTTGCAGCCCATGCATCAGATTCACTATTTGGAGCAAAATCATATAGAAAGGTAAATGATCTTAGTTTTGGACCAGAGAATAGTAGTTCAAGGTTAGGGTTAATTGCCATACCTGATGATCTAGCAATAAATTGATTAGTATCTACATTGATATTTACTTTCGATAGAGCAAATTTAGAAAGTGCTGCTGATAATATTGTTCTACTACCTATTTGACCAGGCTGCTCATTGTCTTGTTTTAACTTATTGAATGCATCTTTAGCATCCCCTGCTGCACCTGCTAGAACT